GCGAGGGCCGCGAGCGCATCGGCAGCGGCGCTTACCGTGCCGCCATTGGTGTTGCTCATGACCTCGGCCATGGTAGCCAGGCTTTGCGCGGTGGTTCCCGCAAAGTTGCCCGTCATGATCAAGGATTTGTTGTAAGCCTCGGCCTCTGCCGCGCCTTGCAAGTAAGCCAGGGCCAGAGACCCGACCGCTGCAGCAGCTAGCGTGTAGGGGTTGATCAGCCCAAGCACATACCCTCCAAGGGCGCGGGCGGCATTGCCTACGCCACCGAACATGTCTTTGAGCTGGCCACCCTGTTGCAGCAGCACAGTGAGTGGCGCTTGCCCGCCTTGCAATGACACGATGATGTCGGTGAACTGCGCGGGGACATTGCGCAGGGACGCGCTCAGGCCTTTGACGGACGGTCCGGCTGCTTCGACTTCGGCGCGAAGTTTTGCAATGTGTGGGTTTGCCGCTGCAAAGGCGGCTGCAATGGATGCCTCAATCTTTTTGTTCCCGGACAGGATGCGGTTTATTTCAGCCTCCGGCAGGCCAAGGTCTAGCCCTTTGTCAGTCAACATGGCCGATGATTTTCCGCGCCCGGTGTGTATCAAGTTGAGTTCTGCATTTCTTGCTTCGGTTACATAAGCCTTCAACGCAGACGCCTTTTCTTGCAACCGCCTTTTTTCGTCGGCATCAATAACGGCCTGCTTTGCGCTAAGGTCGGCAATGTGCTTTGCAGATTCCGCCTGTACTGCCGCTGCTTTTGATGCGGCTTCCGCCTGCATCATGTAGATGCCCTTGATCTTGCCATTCAGGATTTCAAGCTGGCCAACGTATTCCTTGACGTACTCCTGGCCAGCGCCTTTTGACATGAGCTTGAATTGCTCTGATCCGATGTCGATGTTGCTGAATGCTTTGGTGATGGCCTGTTGCGCCTCTGTGCCATAGCCCTCAATGGCAAGTTTTACATCTCCCGTTTTTTTAACAATGCTCTTGTTGAGCTTTTCAATGCCTTTCTCTATTCCGTCGCCAGATGGGACTGAGCTAAGAGCGGTCTTTGTCTTTTCGCGGATGTCATCAAACGTTTTACCCAGATCAGACAGACTCCTTTTTGTGGACGTGACTTGAGTATCAAACTTGTTTGTGGCAAGGCTTAACTCAGCACTGATGACTGTCGATTGGTTGTTTTCTGACATGACCTAATCTTTTCGGTTGATGATGGTGAGTGCTTCGGACTCGATGGCGCGGATGTCGTTAAACATCCATTCATAGTCTTGTTCTGACAACTTCATGCGTTCCATGCGGGCAAATAGCACGTTGTAATCAAGGCCGGATACGCCACCACCCATGCCGCCTGTTCGCCATTGGGTCGAGATAGCGCTGAACAGGTTGATGACGGGCATGTTTTCAGGCCAGACTTCGGCCTCTTCGTTTTCATAGTCAGAGGGGACGAAGCCTGTGCCTGCAAGCTCTTTTTCAGTTGGGGTGCGGGCATAAATAGCATGCACCCCTTCTTTTAGTTTCCCAGTTTGCCTTCTGTCGCTGCGCTGGAAAAAGCAGCAGTCATGGCGGCGGCTGCGGCGGGCGCTTGGTCATGCAGTTGACGCAATGTTTCAGCAGTTGGCTTTTCTGCAAAGTCCCAATCTGCGATGATTTTTGACAGGTGCGCCACCGTTTTTTCGCCGCCTTTTGCGAACAGTTTCTCGAAGTCAACTTTGGTGGCTTCATCTGGCTTTTCTTCGCCAGATTCCGCATAGAGTTCATTCAAAAATGAAGCAAATTGCGAACGTGTTTTGTACTTGAATGTGACAAGAATTTGATCTTCTTCGCCGTCTGGCAAGGTGAATTTGACGTTGAACGGCTTGAAGGTTGCGGGAACTTTGCCGAGGACTAATTTGGCCATTTTGAGCTTTCGTTTTAAGGAGAAAAAGCGCCCGTATCTGGAGCGACCAGGGGCGTGAAAAAGCCCTCGCTAGGAGGGCTGTGGATTGCTACTAAATCAATAGCGAGTTATGCGTCCATTGCCGTTGATTGACACGCCGTTGGTCATGATCTGGCCGTCCGACATCTTCACGTTTTCATTCAAGGCGACACGGGCAGGCGTGAAGATCAGCGAGCCGGACTTGAGAGTCTTTTTCAGCACTGTGTCGGTCTGGACTTCGGTCAGTGCAACCAGGGCAGCGTAGGCTACGCCGCCGAACTCGTCAGCATCGATGTCGAACGATTCGGTAACAGCCGAAAACCCATCAAAAATCGTATCTTCCGTGTCCGACTCCAGGAACTTGACGGTGATGTTTTTCGGCTCACCGCCAGAGTTTTGCTGGTTCAGAATCTTGTTGATCTGCTGGAAGGTTGTGATCTTCTTGACCGTGCCGTTGCCAGAACCTGGAGGGTAGTGCTCGGTGTTGGTGGTGTTGATGCCTTCTGCTACGAACGCATCTGTGGTGGCGCTCTTGACGCGCACCACACGGCGGTTCAAGCGGCCCCAGCCGCTGAAGATTTGCAGCACATCGCCCACGGAGTAACCGTGTGCGGTGCAAGAGACTGATGCCTCTAATGCGTTGGAGACTGCTGATACCGTTTTTTCGGAGGCGAAGACGGTTGCGACTGAGTAAATAGTTCCTGTGGGCACGGACGCCATGATGATTTTCCTTTAGGTTTGGACGAAAAAAAACCGCTGTGAAGCGGCTGGGTTGCGCCCGCAATGGGCTCAAATGAAAAAGCCCTCGCTAGGAGGGCTTGATCAGTTGTTGGGGTGTGATTTAGCGGTTAGAGATCACGCTGAAATCTTGCATGGATGCGTAAATCTGCGAGTCATGGTCGTAACTGCCGGACGGTGCGCCAAGCGGCTTCGCAATGAATGCTGTTGCCAATGTCATCGCCGATTCAACCTGCAGCATGAGTGCGCTGCATTGGGCGCGGGTGCTGCCCCAGACGTTGATTTGAAAGCGCCCGTTTTGAATGTTTGGCACTTCCGGGCCAACGTAGGTGTAGGCTTCGCCACCGATTTGCACAAAGGTGATGTACGGTTTGGCGGTTGAAAGGGGCGCGAAGTCGCGGAATACGCGCGTTGCAGCCAAGTCCTTCAGGGCCAAATAAATGTTGTCTTCAACGCTCATATCCTGGCCTGCCCAATGAGTTCGTTCAGGCGGGAGATGGCCGCTTGTTTGGCCGCCAAATTCACTGCGTCATAACTTGAGCGCAAAAACGACTTTGGCAGCCACTGCACCGGCCCGCCTGGACGTGGCACAAAGTAGGCATCTTTTTCAGCCTGTGATGCGCCGCGTTTTGGCGCTGGTGTGCCGCGCTTTTCCGGGCGGACGGCTGTGTACCATTCGTCGTCTGATCCGGTGTAGGACGCATAACGCTGGATGTAGCCAAACTCAAGCCAGTAGCCAAAGGTGACGGACGGCAAGGAGCCTTCACCGGCCTGGCCTTTTTTGTTGTTCTGCGAATGTCCCTTGCGCCAACTGATGTGATACTTTGCGCTGGTGCCTTGAACGCCTGATGCGCTGTCGATGATGAACTTCTCGTACACAGCGGCTTGCAAGCGGCTTGATCCGGCAACCGATAATGCGCGGGTGCGAACCTCGTCATAAAACACCTTGGATGCAGCGTGCGCAGCGGGGCGAACGGCTTCTTTTGCCACTTCTTTGAAGTTGTCAACGCGCTGCATGAGCTGCTCAAGGCCGAGGTTAAAGCTGTCCATTGATCACCCCGCAAATCAGGTCCACATGCGCCCGGTTTTGATCCGGCAACACGGCTTCGATGCTGTAAATGGTGTCGCCGTGCTTGACGCGCATACCCGCGTTAATCCCGGTGCGGTAACGGATGCGAATCGAGCATTTGACGATGCTGGTGTCGGCCCCGGATTTGATGGCGCTGATACCGCTTTGGTGTTTGATGCTGGCCCATGCGGGGAAGCTGTCGGCCCACGTTGTCAGCGTCTGGCCCACCTCGTCCTGCGTGGTGGACTGCGTTTGCAATGTCACCCGTTTGTTCAGGGAGCCGATGTTTAGCATCAGTACTCCACCACCAAATAAGGCCGCAACATGATGGCCAGTTCATCCTGCACGCTAGAGCGCTGCTGGACGGTGATTCGGTCACGCATTGCGCCAGCTTTTTGCATATCAGAAGCAGTGCAGTTTGAAGCTGTCTAGCAGCCGGTCGGCAAAGCCGAGTGTGATCGGGCCACCGTTGCCGGTTACTTCTGACTCGCGGTTGGCGTACAGCGTGCCGACCGTGAGTTTTATCCATGATTTGATGCTCTCAGGCGCTGCTGCGTACCCGGCAACGTAGCGCACAACCACGGCGTTTTCCTGCACGCGGGTGGCGGGCCATGCCTGGCCGTAGGCTGGTTTGATGCTGGCAAAGTCGTGGTCGCTGGCGGTGTTGACCACATACGCGCTGCTGTTGAGTGTTTGCGTTGTGCCGTTGTCATCCACATAAGTGATGCTGGTCACGCTGGTTACTGGTGTGCGCGTCAGTTCGATGGCATCGGGGAATGCGTCAAGCGACAAGGCGAATGTTTGCGGCATGATGGCGCGGTTGGTTCGCGTTTCGGCCATTTCTGTCGCGGCAAAAATCAATGCGGTGATCAGGTCGTCTTCTGTTTCGTCATCGACGCGCAGGTGTAGCTTTGCGTCTTCGAGATCGACAGCGAGCGCTGATGCCGGTGTGACAAGGTGCAGTGACATGGTGTGGGCGTAAAAAACCGCCTCGGTGGGCGGTTTGTTGTTTGGCGTGTTTCGGTTACTTCGCTTTGCGCGTGTAGGCGCGTTTGACCATCATCTTGTTTTCAGGCGCGGCTGCAATGGCTTTTTCTGCAACAGGTTCAAGCCCTTGCGTGTCAATCTGCACGCCTGGTTCTGCGTCGTCCGGGCGCTGTTCTGCCGTGCATTCGATCACTTCAGCAGACATAGATTCGGCGTAAGCCACTGCGTCTGGGTGCGGGTCAAGTTGGCCAGCCGACACGCCAGCGGAAAGCGCATCTGGCGCAAGGCTGACAACATCGTCTGGCACACCGAAGGAGCCGGCGACCAGCACCCGAGCTTTGATCGGCCCAGGTGCTGGCGTTGGCGTTGCCGCCAAGTTAACCATCGACATGATGGTTAGGTGGCCGAATTGGCATAGTGCTTGACCGCCGAGGTGTCAACCAGGTTTCCACCTGTGCGCATCCAGCCGCAGAAGCCGACTTGACCATTCAGCGCAAAGGCGGAATCATCGAAACGGCGCAGGATCACGCTGTTGCTGATGTCGCGGATTTTGTACTGCGAAAGGTCGCCAAAGGCGATGGATTTGGCGTTGGCGGCCATCACGGCAACATCGTCGTTCGTTTTCACGGAGTGGCCAAGGAGCATGTCTGGCGCGCCCGCGGTGAGGGCGGGTTGCCAGATTGGATGCCCGTCTGAGCCCTTGAGCTTGGAGACGATGGCGACCGAGAGGTCGTTCATCATCCACTGGCCGCGCTGGCGGTAGGCACGGTTAACGGAATGCTTCAGGTCCACCAGGTCTTCGATGGTCACCGTTACGGTTTGGCCGGTGGTGCCGGTTTTGCCTGCGCTGGTGCGGGCCATCAGGCCGTAGGGTTTGCTGGAGCCGTCGCCGGTGGTGTAGTGGGTGTTCGTGATGCGGCCCAGGCGGGTTGCCAGGCGATTCACGACAAAGCCAACTACGTCAATGGCGCTGTCAGAGATGAGTTGCCACGGCAACGCGATCTTCTTTGAGCTGTACATGAACGGGTTGAGAGCCACTGTGCCGAAGGTGATGTCAGCGCCGGTAGCTGCGCCGTTTTCTGCAACGATTTCACCGGTCTCAGAGGTTCCGTCGGACGTGGGGAAGTTCCACGGGTTGCCGCCTTCGGTCGTGAGGATTTCTGCCACGTCTCGCATACCGCCATAGGCCTTCAGCGCGTCAATGACCATTGCTGCAACTTCCGTGGGGACGGTGTAGCCGCCTTCGGTCGTTGTCGTTGTGGACATCGCGTTACGAATCGCAATGGCTTGCTCTGCGGTCACGTTGTTGCCGTGGCGCATGTACAGGGCAACGGCTTGCATTGCGTCAATTTCAACCGGGTCTTTGCCGGTCTTGGCCGGGCGCGCGCGGGCATCGGCACTGGCTTCATTGAAGAAGTTTTCGGCTTCGAGTTCGCGCATTTTTTCAACGCGCTTGATGCCAGCTTTGGATTCTTCGATCTGATTGATAAATCCGTCGTATTGACCTTGTTCGTCAGCGGACCAGCTTTCGCTGCCTTTGGACTCGATCATGTTGCGGGCTTGGGTTGCGAGTGCCTCGATTTTCTCGCGCAAGGCTTGAAGATTTGTCATGGAAAGACTTTCAAAAGACAAGGGCGACCGGCCCCCACGGTTTGTCTGCGCGAGAAGCGCTAGGCAATAGATAGCCGCAGCTTGTTGGCGTTGGCGGTGGACATAAAAAAACCCGCAACTGGTGCGGGTTCGTTTGTTGGTGGTTGTGCCGCATCTGGCGGTTCTGGATCAGGTGGCTCGGATAGCGCTTTGGGTGCATTCGCAAAAGCGGCCAGGTTCCATGTGTTTTTGGTTTTGCCGTCAGCGGTGGTGATACTGTCAATGAAGCCTTCGGCCTTTGCTTCGGCGGCGCTGAACCATGTTTCTGCGTCCATCCATGCGCGAACTTGCGCTTCGTCTTTGCCGGTCTTGGCTGTGTAGTCGTTGACGATTGCGCCCTCTACTTTTTCCAGTAGATCGCCCGTTTCGCGCATGTCTGTTTTGTCGCCCCAGCAAAGCCCGCTGGCATTGTGAACCATGAAGAAAGCGCCCTCGGACATGCGTACTTCGTCGCAGGCAAGCGCAATACTGGTTGCGGCACTGGCGCACAGGCTGTCGATGTGGGCGATGGTATTGCCTTGAAAGCGACCAATTGCGGCCATGATGGCGCGGCCCTCGAACACGTCCCCGCCGGGGCTGTTGATATAAACATTGAGCGTCTTGGCATCTCCAGCCGCCGTAATGGCATCAATCACCCCCAAAGCGCCAACGCCCCAATAGGCATCAATCACGTCGTAAATATAGATGTTTGCATCGTCGCCGTTGCGCACGATGGCATTGGATGGCCGCTTTTCGCGCCCGGCGTTGTCACGCAGGAGTTGTAGTATTTTCATTTTTACCTTTCTGGACCGCGCTTGGGTCGAATATCACATCGCCGCCGTCAACTGGCTGGAGTCCTTTTTGCTTGCGGATTTCATTCACTGTCAGCCAGCCCTGACCCGTGCCAGGCCCGCCCAATGCGGCGCGGTTGTATTCGGCTTGCGCCTTGCTGTCGCCCTCGATCAAGTCGCCGAGGTCGAAGCGCACGAACTTTCCCGTGTCACGCGGGAACAATTTGCGGTTCAGCTCTTGCTCCAGCCGCTTTAGGTGCAGCCGCAG